AACAGTAACAGTTCTAGTTGAACCAAAGATAGTAGTAGCATCAGCAAGTTGTGCTGCTGTACCATTATTTGTTTGGTTGTGATAGAATACGTCGTCATCAGCCATCTTTGCAAGTTCAGCAGCAGATGATATAATCTTCATTAGAGAAGTATAATTCTTCTCAATTCCAGTTGTACCGTTCTCTGAATACTTTTCAAGAGGCATAACTAACATCTTGCTTTGTACTTCAGCGTGTAACTTACCCATGTCTTCTCTAACGATAGCGCGAATATCTCCGACACCATCATCAATTGCAGCCATTTCCATTCCTAGTTCTGAGAACTCAAATAGATGTGCAATAGTCTTAGGGCTAACATATAGTTTAGTATATTCAGGAGCGATTGCTCTGAATCCATCTGCACCACCTAATGCTGCGTTTTCTCCAACACCACCAATTTGGTCTGCTCTAGGTGTTTCTGCCTGAGCAGAAGTCATTGCTGCTGTTACTGCATTAGTACCAGTTCCGAATGCTGCACTTGAACCACCAATAGGTCGGCTCTTTAGTACTCTCCAACCACTAGATGTGTAAGGTCGCTTTGCAAGCATTGCAAGAGGGTTAACTTCTTGGTTTAATACTGACCAAACTTTTTGTCCGTATAATAGGTTGTATAAATCTCCTAATCCTGCTGCACCGGTAAATGCATTAGCACTAGTATCGTGAGGTGTTCCAAATCCACCAACGACTCCACCTGCTTTAAGCAAAGCGTTGCCGCTACCAGTTCCACCATATCCGTATGTTGCTGCTTCTAAATCTTTCATTGTCTTAATATATCCACTCATATTTAATCACCCCTCACTAGGTTGTGAACGTCATCCCAAGTCATAGATGCTGCTGCTTCTAAACTTGTAGGTATTCCTTCAGGTAGCGTCATAGACACTTCTGCGCTCTTGCGAATTGTTTCATTTTCTTTTGATAGAGATTTGCGTAGTAATACAAACTCTTCTTTTAGTGCTGCTACATCTGTTCGGGCATCGTATGATGCTGATTCATGGTTTGCTTTCTTTACAGAAAGTTCTTCAGCAAGTCTAGATTCAAAAGTCTTGCTTAGATTATCATAAGCGTATTTTTCCATCTGTTCTGCTTTAAACTGCACATATGCCTTTTCAACATTCTCTGCGCTTAGGTTAAGAGTACTAAAATCAGAGTCATTTAGACCCTCACTCTTTAGTTCAGAAGGTGCTGCTGTTGGTTTACCGCCGCTAACAACTAATTCTCCTGCTTCATAATCTCTAGTTGTATCTTCATCTAGAGCCTTCAGTTCTTCCTCTTCTTCTTCAGAATCTCCCTTTTCCATTTCAGGTTCTTCTTCAGTGTCCATATACTGTTCATTCTTCGTTACTTCTTCATTTTCTTGCTCTCCGAGTCCGTTAACTTGTTTCATTAAGTCATTCAACTCTTCAAGTGCTTTTTCTAATTTTTCACTCATTGTTTTGTCCTCCATTTTTAAAATGTCGAATTTTGCTTCGGGATTAATACCCTTTTCGCAGATAGTTACTTCGTGTAACTCTAATCTGTCTATCTCATTGTATTCGCCAAACTCTTCTGATGTTCTTTGTTTCTTAGAAATCGCTTGACCCCCAATACTAAAAGAACGAAGTGTTCCCTTTCTAATACTTCTTGAAATTTCTTTTGCTTTTTCTATGTCCTCTCTTAACTTAATAACAACATAAAACCCTACATCATCTACACCGGTTTTATGTAAAGTTCCATTAGTATCACGATATTTTTCAATAACTTCTCCAACTTGCACATTAGAATGATTAGACATTACATTTCTATATTTCTTCTCACCCATATATTTTACAACTGCTTCATCTAAAGCACTTAATGTAATTAAATCGTTTTGTTTATCTACTATTTCTATAGAAGCATATCCACCAATAACTAAATTATCAGACTTAAGAATAGTAAATTCATGATGAGAATTTGCTTTCAACAAAAGTGTAGGCTGCATCAGCATTATTTTTTAATTTTTAACTTTTACTATATTAACTAATCGCTATTTTTATTAGGAAATTTTAAATTACTATATTTATCCTCATTAATATTCCATATATTAACATCATCTTCATCCTTTAACATTGATTGTTTCTTACCTGTCCAAGCAATCCATGTTTTCTTTTCATTTATTGGAACAACTCTTAGATGTAGTCTAGTTTCAAACTTATCTCCTTCTAATTTATATTCATGATAACCGTCTTTTTGAACACCTAATGTTACTATCCCCTTATCTATAATTTTACCTTCATTTATATTAGTTGCAACAATAGCAGGATATTTATTAGATTTACCAAATAAATTATAAATATCATCAGTATCTTCAATATCTATTAACCATGCTAATCTTTTATTTTTATAATTAATTACAAAATTAATATTACCATCTTCTTGAAGAGAAATATTAAATTTTCCTTGTTTAGAATCTTCCTTATAGATTATATTTTCATCCACATCTTTTTCTAAAATTTCTTCATTAGAAAAGAATTTATTAGGATGTTTGTAAATGAATGAATCTTGTTTTTTCATCCAAGACATTAATTTAGATTCTACTGATTTAAATAAACTTTGGAATAAATCAGGGTATTCTTTCTTTACAAATAAAACTATTTTTTCAAATTCTAATTCATCATTTCCGCTATTTAATATTTCATTTCTTATAGATATTCTTAACTCAGAACGCTTACTTTTTATTAATTGATTTAATTCTTCTTTCCACAAATCAATATTATGTAAAGCGTTTTTCTCCATTAAATTATCTCCTTCAAATCCATATAAAGTATAGCCTTCTAAATTTTCTTTTAATATAATTTCAGCAGTTCCATGTATATCGTCTGTAATATAATATCCCTTTTTTAGTTTTTTAGGTTTTACTAAATCAGACTCTAAACCACTCATAACTCTAAATGGTTTAGGAACAACTCCTGAAACTAAACCGCGTATAGCAGATAATGATTTTTTACTTTTAGATGCTAATTTTTCTAATGTTGCGATATTATCAGATTGAGTAACTTCAGGAACTTCTATCACTTTAGCGGAATACAAACTAAAACCATTTTTATTTTTAGTAACTTCATCAACTTTAACTCTAACAATACTACCAACATCTACATTGATTTTAGTGTTTAAAGCCTTACCAACTTCTAAATAATCCTTCCCTTCAAATTCAACAGTTGCATAATTTCTAGCAACTTCTGCTGTAACTGCACCTATACCCATTGTATAAGAATGTAAATTGCTTTTAGTTTTTCTATCTTTTAGAACTATCACATCTAAGTCAACAAATTTTTTCCATTTAATCCATTTTGGATTTTTTCTATTTCCAATATAATAGGTAGATTCTATATCTTTAATAACTACTCCTTCAGAAGCAGGTAATTTCATAATATCTTTAGAATACTCTTCTACTTCTTTCTTAGAATCTGCAATACGAGTATCTTTTTTAGAAGGAAATGCTAAATTTTCAGAAGAGTGTTGAGCATATTGATATAATAAAATATTAATTCTTTCTCTTAAAGGTTCTTCTGTTATTTCTTTTCCTTCATGTATCATAATATCAAAAACATGAGCCTTTAGTGTACCTTCAGTTTTTTTATGGAAAACATGAGTAATAGTGTCTGCTCGTTGTAATGGCTCATCATCTAAGAATAACATTAATTCTGCATCTAAGATACAATCACCAAACTGTTTCTTTTCCATATGTTTAACTTGTTCAGGGCATTTTAAAGTAATATCTTTTTGATTAAAAGAATAAATTTTAACTTTATTATCAAACTTATGAATTTGTATTCTCATTCCATCATATTTTTCTTGAACTACAAATTCACCTGTTAAACCTTTAATATCATCTAAATCATCTATTTCAAATATCCTATACATTGGTTTATTTGGTTGAATAAAATCTATTCCTGCTTTTGTTATATCTAATTCTAATAATGAATCCCATTGTTCTTCATTATATTTTTCTAAATATATTTTTTCTAATTGTTTAAATGCGTGTTTACATTTAGATTCTATTCTTCTAGTATCGTCATTTTCATCACCATAATGTTCAATAATATAAATAGGAACATCTTTAGGTTCTAAATCCAAACCCATATATCCTTGAGTAATATTATCAGGTTGTAAATTATGTGCATTCCAAGATTTATCAGGAATAGGATTAGTATGAGAACGCACTGCATAATGAATAAATGCTAATAACATAGATTCATTTTTCATAAATTCTTTGATTACATCATCACCTAATTGTTTTGAAAATGGGTCGCTTACTTTATCAGATTTGAACCTAAGACTTTTAACACCTTCATAAATTTCTTTTGCTTGTCTAGATTCAGGGTCATATGCTTCTTCTGAAAAAACTATATCTTCTTTCAAATATTTTTTTAATTCTCTAGTAAAATCATCTAAAGAATCAAACTGATTTCTAACTTCCTTTACTGTTTTTCGCCACTTCTTGTTATAATCAGAAGGGTTTTCTTTAGCAGATAAATAAGAATATCTGACTCTTTCAAAAAAATCCAATACTCGTTTAGTTAAAGTATCTTTTTCCTTTTCAAAAATAACCCCTGTTTGCGGCATAATACCTCACTCAGTTAGATTTATTTTCTTTTCCTTCAATATTACTAGTTTGAGGCAATTTAACTTCTTTAGGATTTTCTTTAGGTTTCTCTACCTTAACTTCTTCACCTGTTAATGGTTCTTTAAGTTCTAAAGTTCCTAAATGTTTAGCCTCTTGAATTACTTCTTTGGCTTTTGCAATCGCTAGTTCTAATATTTTTTCTTCTCTTGTTACTTTTTCCGGCATTTTATTCACCCCATTGTATTTACTAATTCGTGTATATCTTCCCATTCCATACTCTTTTTTATTGGGCTGCCACTCATAGGAATATTTGTACTGTCCATCATTGGTGAAGGAGAATCTACCACTACTAATCCTGATTTCATAAGTAAGTTATCTTTATGATAAACTGCTTCTTCAAGATGTTTCACTTTACTTACTAATTCTTTTAATAATAATAACATTTCATTTTCTTCACTCATAAAAACCATTCCTTCGATATGCTGCCACTAGTTCTTCTGTTATTAATCTTTTAAGTTCTCTTTTCATATTCATTATTTACCATCTCTCGGTTTATATATTTTAGTTCCTATATATTTCGGTTCAGGTAATGTAGGACTTAAAGGATGTTCAGTATTCATTAAACAACTCCCATTATCACTAATAGTTACTTCAGGTAAAGAACATTTTAAGTTTTTATTATGACCACATTTGGTAGCCTCACATTTTCTTACTTTACAATCTGATGCAGTAGGTATAAACGCAGTTCCTTTTGGTATATATTTTGTTCCGCCACCTGCAATATCACTAATTCTAGAAGCCATTTCTGCATCTTCATTCTTAACTATATCTTTCCAACTCATTTAATCATCTCCTTAATATTCTGCACCATATTGGTTATCTACTTTAACAGGCAGCATTAGTCCATCACCCATTGGTTCTCCCCACATTTCATCATCCTTTAGTTTGTAATCTATATATGCTGGATGAACTTCACCCATTCCACCTGAAGGAGTTTGTCGCATATTGGTATCTTTCTTACTATTCGTTTCTTCCTTATATTCATCAGATGTATCTACTAAGCCTTGAATTAAGTGAAGCAAAGCACTATTGTAGGATTCTTTAGCATGTTCTAACCTGTTAAATTTCTCATCAATATATTTAAAATCTTCTTCTGATAACTTTCCGTCTAATTTTGGAAATCGCTCATATGCTAAATGCTCAAAATCACCCCAATCTAATTTGGAAAAAGGCTCTATTTCCAAACTTTCTAATTCGTCTGCTATATCTTCTAATTCTTCCGCAATGCTACCTTTATCATTTATCTTTACTATATCTTTCCACCAACTCATTTAATCACCTTAATTTTGTCGTATCTGCAAATTCAGGTGATTCTGCTGTACCACTCAATTTTCTCCTTTATTAGTATATCTTTTATTGTCTCGGCTTCCTTATCCCATTCAACATCTTCAGGATTTGTGTCGCCTTTTGCCAAATCCTCAAACAACCTTTGAATATATTTTAAACTTCCTAGTAAATTATTTACCCGCCCTCCAAGTTCACGAATTACGGCACTATCAGTTCCCTGTCGTAGGGTTTTATTATTAGGATTTCTCTTATCTGCGTCTTCTTTCTTTATTTCATCTTTCCAAGTCATTCTAAATCCCCCTTACTCTTAGGATAAACCATATCTCTTAATTGACGATATAGTGTTTCATAATCTTTTCTAAGTTCTGCTGCTGATGATACTATTTCTAAATTCCTTTCATCAAAGCCCTCAAACTTTTTTTGTAATTTTTTATCAGATTTAACTAAATCTAATTTACGCATTTCATCTAATAAATCAGATAAATGAGTCATCTCTTGACCCATATATTCAGTAGGTTGGGTTTTCTGTAAAAGTTTCTTAAGTTTCTTTTTTTGTTTAGGTTCAACTTTTTCTAAAATTGAAGTAGATTTAAGTATATTTTTCCAACTCATATCTTACCCTTATCCATTCGCTTGTATGTATAGTTTATCAATTTATGTTTTTAAGTTTAGAAATAATTAATTTTTCTAACCCGTTATTTTTCATAGATGTTACATATTCATTATAAATATCATCTAATTGCTTTTCAGTAGGGTTTGTTAATTTACTTTGTTTTTCTTTTAGTGTTTTTATAAATTCCATATGTTGTATCTGCGCTGGTCTATTTAATTTTAAATCTCTAAGTGTATCAAACCATGAATCAGCCTCATCTTTCAAACTATCTATATTATCTCCTGTTTGGCTAGCATTTACATCTTTAATTTTCCTCTTCATGCGATGTGTTTCTTCTTTAGTATTATCAGGTAAATCTCCAAACCCTTCACCTAAAGCACCAGTACCATTAAATAAATTACTTAATTTTGTTAATTTCTTAACATATTTCTTTTTAAGTTCCTTAATTTTATTTATGTTAGATTTGTTTTCCCGTTCTGTTATAGATGCGTCAACACGTTCTGTTAATTGTTCTATAGTTAATTTTTCACCTTTTTTACTATTTAAAGTAGTATCAAGCATATCTAAAATTTCTGTTTCTATTTCAATTATTTCTATATTTAACTTCTCTAGAAGAATATATTTTCCTTTAATTTTCAATGCAGATAAAATACCATTAAGTGCTTTTGATATTTTTTTCCTTTTACTAACTAATTCTTTAAAATTATCAATAATGGCTAAAGGCTCATTAGGTTTTGAATAACTAATACTATCTTTGAAATCTTCAGTCATTTCATATCCATCATCATTAATATCTTTTACCCATTGTCGTTTTTGAGGTTTAACTTCTTTAGAGAGTTCGTATAGTTCTTTTATTGATACTCCGTCTAATGGAATGTCTGCATCTATTAGTGTTATTTCGTTTGATTTATCATTTAAATCTTTTATTGATTCATTTAAATCATCAATTCTAGATTGTTTCATAGGATTTTTAATTTCTACCATACAACTAATTATGAGTCTTAATATTTTTAAATTAGATTCAATTTCTAACATAAATTCTTTAAAATCAGGTTTATCCTTTTCAATATCAATACCATTATCACCTATTTCATCTTCTAATATTATTATTTTTTTTATTATTTCATATCCAATTAAATCATTATTTTTTTTAAAAAGAAGTGGTAAATGTTCATCTGCCTCTTTTATTAATTCAATATTATTTGATTCTATAGGTTCAATAAATTCTTCTATAAATTTAATAGTACTTTCATAATCCATATCAAAATATTCAGTTAACAATTCTGTTGATTTATCACTTATATATTGATTATCAAATGTAATATCTAATTTATCAAATATAGCATATAATATTTTTTTGGATTTTATAAATCCGAAGTCTGTTATAATTTTAGAATATCTTTTAGGTATTTTTTCATTATTATTTAAATAACCATTTAATGATTCAGCAAGGCGTTTAATTAATTCATTTTCACTGTTAGTAGTAGTCTTTCCTGTATTTAATATTTTTTTAAACATTTCAAGGTCTTTATCTGATTTGTGTTTTTTAGGAATACCATAAATCTCTTTTAATCTAAAAATTAATCCACTTTTACGCTTTTTCTCTTCTAATAATAAGTTATATGCTTCAGGATATTTATCTTTAGTTATATTTTTTTCAACATCATCTATTGCATTTTTAAGAATATTTAAAACTTTAAAATCATCTATTTTCCTTGTTCCTGTATCGTCTTTAGGAGTAGTAGTTTGTGTTTTTTCACCCTCTTCAAGTCGTTCCGTGTCTGTAAATGTTTTATGATGTATATATGTCCACTCACTATTATTAATATCATCCAAATTAAAAATATCTAATTGAGGAACACCATCTAATTGATTATATTTATTTTTTACGTCTTTCATATCCCTAATTAAAGTCTTACTTTCCTTTAAATCCATCTCCCTATATTTACGCAAAATTTTTATTATGATTTCCGATAATGGTTTAAGTTTACGTTCTTTATTTTTTAAAATATCCATAAACGACATTACTATTACCTCTGCTTAAAATGGGATATTTTCACTACGCATATTTTTTCTTTTAGGAGTTATCATAACATCAGGTATGTTACTAGGGGCATCATCTGTTTTATTTTTTAATGTTGTAGATGGGTCTACACCAACTACCGCATAATCCTTACTAACAGTAACATTACTTCTCTGTTCCGAACCTTCCTTAATTCTTGCTTGCTTCAATTCTCTTTCTAATTGTCTTACACTTTTTTCTTCACTCATTTTATCCTACTCTCCTTTCTGTTCTTTTATCATTATTTTGATTACCAGCATCTTTAGGTAATCCTGTAAATCTTTTATCAGGGGCAACATTCATTCTAGGTTTGTTTCTCTTTTTAGGGGGTTCTGATTTTGCTTTTTCTGGAACACCCGCTTCTGCCAAACTAGGTTTATTACCCGCTTCCATCATTTGCCCTAATTGGCTTGCATCAACATCAGTTCCAGCATAAGGGTCAGGTTTGAAATCATCACCATCTGTTTGGGTTTTACCTTGTTCATCTCCTTCTACTGGTTCGGGTTTAGTATAAATAAATCCACCTTCATCATCCATTTCTACATCAAACCCTAAATTCTTTATTGAACCTGCAATATTAACTTCCATTTCTCTTAATCGAAGAACAGCAATTTCATCTTCTTCTTCAGAAGGTGGTAATTTTAATTCCCAATCAGTAATGCCAAATTCACTAGTCATAAAAGGAAATACATAATTATTCCAAGTTGTTTGTGCCATCTCTACTGCGCGATTAGTAACAAGAATTTGCATACCTTCGTTATTTAACCCACCACTAGCAGAAGCATCATTCATAAACACTTTACTAACTCCATAGAACCCTGATATTCTATCTCTCAAATCATCTTTAACTGCAATATAATCCATTTCCTTAAGGCTGTCCATAAATCTAACCCATTCAACAGAACCCTTACCACCTTCAGATTCTATTCCCATTACAGGTATGAAGTGTGGGTCTTGTTCCATCTTCTCTTTAACGCCACGCCAAAAAGATTTCATTGAATCCATATTTCTAGTTTGAACAGCCAACAATCCCTTCGGCATTCTTGCCTTAGTATATGATGAATTTACATAATTATCCATTGCTATTAAGGTTGTAACATTATTCCATAATGTTATTATTGGCGACATACCATATAATCTAGAAGGAGAATATTTACTAAAATGTACTACTTCACCTTTAATGAAATACTGTTCCTCTCCATTTACTCTATTAACATAATGAACAGGATATAATTCAGATGCACAAGTTTCACATAACTCAGTTTGATGACTATGTACTCTATCTCTATGTCTTAAACAAATAAATCCACCTTTACCTCTTTCCCCTAATTCATTAGAATAAATATGCATAGTAACAGGGTCGCCTCTAAATATTTCTTTAATTTTATGCATTCTAATTTTTGAATTATTATCTAAATAATATTCTTTAACATTAACTAAATATGCATCATCCATAATATTCAAATCATCTTCTAATTCTTTTAATACATCAATAAATAATTGTTCTGCACCATTAACATAACCATCTAAAAAATCTTTAGCATAACTTAATTGTTTAGGTTCAGGTTTAACTAAATTGGTAGAACCGCAATCAACACATTCCTTTACAGGAGTAGAATGTTCTTTATCACATTCTGCACACTTTTCTGTAAATTTTCCTTCCCATATATATCCCCGTCTAAATATTTCTTGTTTCAATTGAGTTATACAAGTTCGTACTATTGTTGATTGTTGAACTATATGATAAATTATAGGACTAGTTAACATATAGGAATTATCTCTTTCTTGTATTCCTAAATTAAACACCGTTCTATCTGCGGGTTTAGGTGTAGTATTTCTAAACAAGTTAGTAAATGAAAACTTTCTTTTTTCTTCAACCATTAAGCAACAACTCCTTCTAATCTATCCATTTCAAACATCTTACATTTATCATGTAATTTCGCTACCGTAGTAATATCTACCCCATCTTTAGAAAAATCATATCCTACATGGTCTTTATGATTCTCATATTTCATTAATTGAAATAATTCTGTCTTTCTATTATTATACCAATCTTCTTTTTTATGTGATTTTTTCATTCGTATTAACTCCAATAAAATATCAGCATTAGACCCCTTCATTTTGAAGTGCGGTCTACACTTAGTTAGTATTTCAGTCACATCTGCTGCCGAATAAAAATTTAATCTATTAACTGGTCTAGTATCTTGTGGTGATTTTTGGTCTAAATGTAATCTCCCACATCCTAATGATTTATGCATTTCTAACATGAAAGCCTTACCTCTTTCACCTGTTGCAACTAATCCTACTCTTGGATTGAATTTTTTATCCATTGTTATGTAGCCATCAGAATCTATGAAAGCCGCAGTATATGCATAAATATCCTTTTTAATATCATCACTAATTTTATACAAAGCACCGTTTACATTTGTAACATTACAAGATACTGCCATCTTTGAAATTATACTTGGAGTAGTTTTATTGAATAACGATTTAGGTAATCGTTCATGTATTTGTCTTGCTGAAATACCAGCATCCTCACTAACAAGTTTAACTATGTTTTGCTTTATAATTTCTTTATCAAATCCCTTGTTAATAGATTTCATATGTTTCTTTATTAAATGTTTAAATTTTCTTTTGGTTGAAGTCATTTCCTTAGATAAATCACAATATTCTTGATTATATTTCATATCTTTTAGTTCTAATTTTGCTTCCCAATATTTACATAATGTATCTACTAATTCTCTTCTAGTAGATTCATCTTGAACATATGATAATTTAATTAAATGTTCTTCACTGCAAGTCATATCTTTAACTACGGGTTTATATTTACTTATCCAATAAATATCATCTATACTTTTATCTAAATGATTAGAATAACCATCAATTAAATTATCTATTGAATTTGATATTTTTATTTTATTATCCCCCTTTAAAGTTCTACGATATTTACGCATTTGTTTTATTAATTTAGGTATATCATTTCCTTCAACTTCATATTTTTTTAATTTATAATTCAAATGTTTTTTAGCATCTGTTAATGATAATTTAAATTCTTTAGCAAAGATTTTCTCAAGTTGTGTATGGTCTGATAAATTAGAATCAACTAACCAACTTCTTTTTAACTCATCAGTTATTCTTTTTTGTTCATCTTTAAGACGTTCTTCTTCATCAGCAAGTTCAGCCATTTCTCTCAAGTTTTCGCCTTTTTCACTAACCATTATATCACCGCCCTAAAAGTTCAGTCCTAGCATACCGCCTAAAGAGTTATTCGTAGGAGTAGGAGATTCAAATAACCCCATATCATCTAATAACATAAAAACATCTTGTGAATTTTGAGTAGCGGCATTGGCTAATGCTAAACTCATAACTAAATCGTCATGTGCGCCAACTCCCTCAAATTTACCTGAATGAGTAATAGAAAACATAGACAATTCTTCTACTAATAAATTAGTTAATCTCTTACTAGTATTATCACCATAAGGAAAATTGATTTTTCCATTTTCTATGTTCATTTGAAGGTTCAAAATGATTTCTTGTTTTCTTTTTCTAGTAGTATTGAAATCTGTAACATTCAAATCTGAAATGTTTCTTAATTCTTGAGTAAATGCTTTAGCAAAGGTATTAGTTTCGTATAGGATTTCTTCAGGTTCAAATATTTTACCAATCAATCTAATTTTATCTATGTTTTCTCTAAACTCAACATTTTTTGCTCTATCAACATGAACTACGGTTTTATTCATATGTTCATCTACTTCTAATACAGTAATAACATTATAATCACCATCTGTTGAAATAGCAGGGTCAACCCCAACATAATATTTGTAGCCTTTGTGTTTTCTATGTCCTAATTTAAGAACGTAATCTTTATTTTTACATTTATCTATAAATTGAGGATTAAATAATGCTGTTCCAGTGGAAATCGGAACACATAGATATTCCCTTGTAAACTTTAAAGAACCAATTTCCTTTTTCCTACGCATAAGGGCATCATAATCCCATCTATCAACCCAAAGTGGTTCATTTAAGGCATTAAGACATGGATATTTAGTAACAGTATATGCTTCATTATCCTCTAATTGTGCAAAAATATCAGTATAAGTGAAAGGAGTTCCAATCATTCTCAACTTAGAAGAATGGTGTAGGGTTGGTATCATATCTCCAAAGAACCAATCAGTTACTTTCTCAATACCTACTAAACTAAATTCTTTCAAAGGGTCATCAATAATGATTTCTTGCGGGTGAAGTCCTCTAATTTGAGAACCAACTGAACGCTCTAAAATTGCGTTTCCATTTGTAAGTTGTATATTTCCAATAGCCCAACCACGACTAGGTTTGTATGGTTTTAATGCTGGAAGATTAAAATATCTATCAATTTCTCGCATGTGAACTAATGTCTGTTTTTGGTTAGATGAAATGTATAGCATTTGGAATGGTGGTTCTTGGAATACTAAGTTCCACACAACCCAACTATGCATAAATACAGATTTACCGTGGTCGCGGCTACAAATGATAACTGTTCTATCTGTTGTTTGCATACTCTCTAACCATTCATGCATATATTCAGGATATAATAATCCCAATACATTTTGGAAAAAATATGGAAAGGAAGTTTTAGATAATTCCATATCCATTTGAGTTACAAAATCTAAATTATCCAATTCCATACTATGTCTCCATAAACATAAACATAGTTGCTTCTAATTCACTCATTGCCTTTACAATATTCCAAGCCTTATTCATTGAATTAGGATTCCAAACTAATATTTTATCCCCGCCAATTCTTTTTCTTTCATTTTCAACTACTTCCATTGGTAATCCTTCAGGAATTTCTTCATCAGTAGGATTTTTAATCCAACCTCTTCTTTGAAATGCAGCAATCCAACCACCATCAGGTATAGTTTTATTATTTATACTACCTAAAATAGGTTTATCCTTTATCAATTGCATTCTTTTATCTATTAAATTAGAAGAAATTCTTTTTTTTCTATATGGAGTAGCAATAGTGCTTCCGGCTAAAACCACATAACTTTTTTTTTCAGACCAACCCGAATAACCCACAATCATATCTCCGTCTAATGCAATTAGATATTTTACATTATCAACAGAATATGGACTTAAAGTGGGGCGTGTTTTTCTAGGGTTTTTATTTTGAACATATATTTTTTGCCAATTTTCTTCGCGAGATTCTCCCCATTGACTATTCCATAGTTCTAACATCTCTGCTTCTGTATATATTTTACTAGGGTATGTTATCATAATATCACCTAAAGTTAGCCTTTAAGAAATATACACTTTCTTT